GCTGCTCTTGAAGCTATGTCTGGTGCAGCATCTATGATACCTGGTGCAGGAACTGCTATATCCATAGGACTTGATGCTACACTTGCTGCTAAAGACATGGGCGTATTGCCAGGTCAAAAAGAAGCAGAAGATCAAGTATCAGCTGCAGCAAGTCCAGATCCTAGTAAGGATATGTATGGTAGACCTATTGTTCTTAATCCATCTACTATGAAAGCTTGGAAGAGAGTGGTAAACGCTGCAGCAAAAGATGGTGTTAACTTACCTATGAGTGTGACATCTTCATATAGAAGTCCAGAACAACAACAAGCATTGATAGACGCGGCTGCTGCGGGTGATCCATCTGCTATAAATCCTGCACCTGTTGGACAGTCACCACATGGGCAAGGTTGGGCAATTGATATTGACTACTACTCAAAAGCAAATGAGTGGATGAGAGACAAAGGTGCAAAGTTTGGTTTTAAATGGCAAGGTGAAGGGGATCCAGTTCACTTTGACTTCTATAACAATGAACCAAATGATAAGTGGTTAAGACCTGGCAAAAATAAATGGATCCCAAATGTTGATCCTGTTACAACAAAAACAAAATCATCAGGTAGTGTAAAAACTGCAACAAAATCAGATCTTAACTATGCGAACCGTGAAGAACAAGAGCTGGAATATATTATGCAGGGAATGGATCCTAGTTCAGCAGCAAAACAAGCATTAATAGACTTCCCTGTCACTCAAGGTGGAAGTGGTATGGTTGGAACAGCAATGGCACCACAAATTATACCTGTGCCTGGTAAAAAACAAATCATATATGTGCCAGATAGCAAAAAAGAAAAGACTAAATCTAGAAATGCAATTATAGATCCACTCGGTAAAAACTCCATGGAGGTCGTATCATGATGAAAGCATTACCTCCAGCTATGTCAAAACAAGGTAGTGGACTAGCAAAGTTTATCGGAAATCCCAGTGCTATTACAAAGGCAATGGATCTTCCTGCATCTCAACAGATTGTTGATGTATCTGCAACTGATGTATCATCTAAACCAGTAGTAGCACCAAAGGCGTTGCCAGCTGCAAACCTCGTTCCAGATCCTGTAGCTGCATTTGGTAAGGACGCTGAAGGTAATACGATATATGATAAAGAAGAAAGAATAAGACAATTTAAAGCAAACAGAGCTAAGAGAGCTGCAGGGACATATGTAGATCCTCCAAAAGAAGCAGGAGATACACCAAAGGTAGATAAGTTAGAAGATGTAGGAATAGGTGAAAAGGATGTTAAAGAGAAAGTCAAGAAAGATCTAGAAGATAATCTTGAAATAGATCCTAAGATGAAAAAGGCATTCATGGATGCTCTAGCACTCCCTGCTAAATCTGCTGCTGTTGCAATGACAGATTTATTAGAGAAGATCCCTGCACCAAGTAAGGAAGCATCTAAGATATTGAACAGAAACATATCTAAGATATCTAATTCATTCAAGTTAGGTGCTGCTAGTGCTGAAGTTGCTAACGATGAAGAAGACAACGATAACAAGAAAGAGGGTAGTAGTGGATCCTTGTTAGGAACATTAGTTGCTAAAGCATTTAACTTTGTTAAGGGTAAAGTTAGTGGTGGCGGTGGAGGAGAAGGAGAAGGAGACAGTGCTCCTGTAAGTGGTCAACCAATGTTACCTCCTGCAGCTGGAGATCCTACCTATGGAAGACGTGCACCATACACAGGAACTGCAGATGGCATAGGACTTGGAGATGGTTCAGGTAGAGCTATGCAACCTATCAAGAAACGTAAGTCAGCAGCAGCAAAATTATTTGGTATGACACCCATGGGCATGGCATTTAATGCAGGAAATAAAATGTTTAAAGGTGCCAAGTCATTTATGAAATCAAATACCTTTAACAACATAAAGAACATAGGTGGTAAGGCATTAGGTATGACACCAATGGGTATGATGGCGAAGTTTATGATGAAAAATACAAAAATTGGAGGTATATTTGCAAAAGGTGAACAGAAAACTAATCTAACAGAACTAACTGATAAAACTATACAGGAAAACAGAGAGGCAATGGATGCTAAAACTAAGAGAGAGGTTGCTACTGCTGCAGGAACTGCATCTGCTATTAGTGCAGGAGTTCCAAGTTCACCTCCAATGCAATCTGAAGGTGGCGAACTTGCTCAACCAGATATTACAGAATCCCCATACCTTGATGTATACAACGTAACTTCTCAATTCTAATGGCATCAGTTAACACCCAATCCAACTTTCAATTAATTGAGTTTTTTATTGCGGATTATGACCCAATAACAGTCAATCAAGTTTTGTATGTAAAATATACAGAGGACATACAAGCTGCCACCATGAAAATGGAAGTGCAAATAACAGATACTGAGAGTGGATTCTTGTCTGAGTTAACTGGCATGGAACGAGTTTTTATTCGTATTGGTGACAGTGAAGGTAAGACTGAAATTGGTGGAGATTTTGTGATATATGACATACAGGATAGAAGAAACATAGGTGGAAAATCATCTGCTGTACTCATGCTCTGTACATTAGATTTCTTAAACAACGCTGCTAACAAAGTATCACGTAGATTTGGTAAAGGTAAAGGTAAAAAGATAGATGAAATTGTTAAAAAGGAAATATTACTAGATTTAGTAGGAGTCATGGAGAGTAAGATAAATGACTTTGAACCATGTATTAATAATTTTTCATTTGTATCACCATATTGGAATCCATTTACTGCAATCAGATGGTTAGCTTCAAAAGCAATACCAGCTACAAAAGGTAGTGGTAAAGCAGCAACTGCAGGGTATGCTTTCTATGAGACACGAGCAGGATATAATTTTGTTTCATATGATTTTTTTGCTAAAAAAGAACCAGTCACAAGAATGGTTGTAGGACATGATGGTAAAGAGTTAGAAGAAGAAAGTGATACAGGTATTACTCCAATTAGTAGTATAAAATTTGAGACATCAGTTGATTTATTGAAGGGTTTGAATTTAGGTTCATACTCTAGTAACGTGATGACTTTAGACCTTAAAGATATGAAATATGAGGAGCATCCTTTTAGCATTAATAAATATTATCAAGATGTTCAAACTTTAAACGCAGGAGCAGCTCCAGATTTTTATAAAGGATTTGATAATACATTGACATATACAAGAATTATGTCTAAAGTATCTGACTCTGCATTGTTTACTGAAGGAACATATACACAGGGATTTACAAAGCAACTTTCACAATCTAGTTTAAGGGAAAAATTATTTTACAGTAAAAGGGTCGTGGTAGAATTGATATCAGACTATTCATTAGAAATAGGTGAAGTCGTGCAGTTAGATATTTACAAAGGTGGTAGCACTAGAGAACCAGATGTTTCTAATTCTGGTAAATATGTTATTGGTAAAGTTGAAAGAACATTCAAATCTAGTCAAGATAAAATGACAACTAAACTCACATTATATACTGACTCAGACGGAGCTGCTATCCAAAGATCATGAACGAAAATATTGCTAATTTTATAGGAAAAGAAGGATTTAACTGGTGGATTGGTCAGGTAGAGAATGATGGTGGAAAATATTGGAACACTGAATTAGACGATGGTAAAGGTGCATTTGATTATACTGACTTTGACTGGACAAACAAAGTAAAAGTTAGAATTATAGGATATCACACACCAAACAGAACTGATTTACCTACAAAAGATTTACCATGGGCTCAAGTATTGATGCCCCCAATATACTCACAACGTTCTGGTATTGGTTCTATCCATCAACTACAACTTAACAGTTGGGTTGTTGGTTTCTTCATGGATGGAACGTCAGCACAGATACCTATTGTCATGGGTTCGATTAGTGATGAAAATCCTGACTCAGGATATGGCGTTAGCGGTGGAGAAAAGAAAGGTTATGCCAAATTATCAGCAACTGATTATAAGAGACGTGATCACAATACAGATGGAAGTTCTTCACCAAACACAGCTAACACAACACAAGTTAATGAAGAGACTGGTCTTGACGAGGAACCCACTAACAATGAAGGACAGAAGACTGAGGAAGGAGAAGAGACTACAAAGAACGAACGTGGTAAGGCAGAAACAGAAAGTGAAAAGCAACAGTTAGCAACTGAGAAACAAAAGGTAACAGTCCATGTTGGTAATGGTAAATGTGGATCAGAGACTGCTACTAAATTAGAAGCACCTATGGCAGAGTTTATGAAGTTTGCTCGTGGTGTAGAGAAGAATGATGTGGATCAGTTTGTCAACAAATTAAATGGTGCTGTTGTTGATATGGACTATGAAATTAATCTAGTGTCACAACGCATACAAAAGAAACTTACAGGACTGACTGCTAATATCAAGGGCGTGGTCATGGAAGAGACTAACAAACTTGTGCAAGAGGGTCTAGAGGCACTTAGTATTCCTGATCCTGAGTTAGATAATGCAGTCAGAAAACAACTTAAAGATGTTGGTGATCTTGTTTCATGTTTATTCAAACAACTGATAGGTGAATTGGGTGATTTTATTAAAGGTATGCTCAGTGATTTAGTAGAAAATGTATTAGACACTGCACTATGTCTTGTTCAGAATATGCTTGGTGACATCATGAAGAAACTTATGGATAGTATTACAGGTGCGTTGGGTGTATTGAAAGGTGTCACGGGTGCTATCAAAGGTGCAACACAAAAAATTCAAAATTTACTTAATAAGGTCGGTGACTTCTTAGATTTATTTTGTGATGGTGAACTATCATGTGCTATTGGAGCATCAGTATTCGAGACTGGTCTTGGCACTAAACCAAAAGGATTAGAAAAGGCAGCGAAGGAGATCGCACAATATAAAGTCAAACCACCAAATGCTATATCAATAGTTGGTAAAGGTATACCTATCAATGGATTAGTTCCTGCTGTTGATCGTAATGGTGTCAAGAAAGTATTTGATACTACTAGTGGTGCACTTGTTGATCTTAGTAGTGCAGCTGGTCTTGCATCTGGAATATCACTCAAAAACTTTGATACACGAGGACCTTTAGAGAAGTTTGAGGGAATAAACTTCTATGATTCTGCGGGTAACATTGCAAGTGCAGCAGTCAATTGCAGCAACAGTATATTAAATAGAAAACCATGCTTCCCAGAAATGGTGTGGGATAATTTACAGTCAACAAGTCCTATAAAAGCACTACCTATAATAGATGACATAGGACAGATACTTGGTGTATTAATGAACAAAAAGGGATCTGACGTAAATACAGAAGCAACAGTCAAAGCACAGTTTACATGTAATGAACCAGAAGGTAGTGGTGCTAAATTTAAACCAAATATTTCAGATGGTAAGGTAAATTCAATTGAAGTTCTTAATCCTGGTATTGGATATGGATTTGATCCCGCTGACACCTTCTGCCCTAAAGAACAGTATGGAGTATTAGTTGATAAAGTAGGACTACAACAACATCTTAATAACGGTGAGTTTATAGAACAAATAACAACTACAGGCAACCCTGACGTCTTACAGGTTGCTGATACTGATTATGATGAAGATCATATGCTACTTGCAACTATAGATCCCGCGTTCAACCCTAATTTAGAAGTTGGTTTAAATTTAAAAACTAAATCTGGTCATGAGTTTGTTCTTAACTTTGATAGGAAGTTCCCAACCTTAGTCATACCACAAGATGCAAAAGCATTATATGCTAAGTGTGGAGATATTATTCCAAAGATTGATACAATTAACATAGTAAACGTAGGAACTAATTATGTAGATCCAATAATAACTATTGGAACTGGAACTAAGAAAAAGCAGATAGGAACAGCTATTCCAGATTCTCAAGGTAGATTAATTAAAACAAATTTAACAGAGCAAGTTTTAGGTTTTGTGAAACCTGTCGTGGAAGAAAGGTTAGCAAATGGAACTGGAACTGGTGCAAAGTTGAGTGTCGTATATACATATACAAGTCCAAGACAACTCAAAGAAAATAATATCTTACCACTCACACAATATATTGACTGCGTGGGTCATCCTATGATAAAATCTACCATAGAAGAGGAAGAGGATAATTTGACTGACTCAGGATTTAATTTAGTTGATAGCACACTAGACGAGACAACTCAACTTAATACTACTAATGCTGTTCAGACTGCACAAACAGTCTCTGATCCAGTATCAACTCCAGTAACTGAAGATACTACACAACAGACAGAGCAGCAACAAACGCAGCAAACTCCACCATCAACACCACCCGCACAAAATAATCCACCACAACAAGGTGGTTACGGAGGATACTAATGACTATCAATCCATTCACAGGTGGAACTGACAATCCAAACAAAACACCTGATGTAAAAATACAATATCCTTTGAACTGGGTTCAGTCAACATCTGCAGGGCATATGTTTGAGATGAACAACACTGAGGACGGTGAATACATACGTTTGCTCAATGCAAATGGTAATTTTCTTAACATAGATGAGAAAAATAACAACAA